AACCAGTAACATCAGGCACAAGATATAGTCTTGTGGTATGGCATTTAGGGAGGCCTTTTAGATAATGTATATAAATAATTATTTTCCAACTGTAATATGGAGAGAACAAAAACCAGAGTTTGTTAAATCTTTAAACAAAGCTTCTAACAAATATATTCAAGAAGCTCGTAAAAGAGAAAAAAAATTTATAAAAGAACACGGTGATTTTGGAAGATCATATCACTCAACACCACTTACAATGGATAATGATTTTTTAGATTTTAGAAATTACGTTGGTCAAAAATCTTGGGAGTATTTAGATCACCAAGGATATGATATGTCACAATATGCAACTATGTTTAGTGAATTATGGGTACAAGAGTTTGCTAAAAAAGGTGGTGGTCATCACTCTGCACACATACATTGGAATCAACATGTCTCAGGTTTTTATTTTTTAAAGTGTAGTGATAAAACTTCTTATCCAGTATTTCATGAACCAAAGACTGGTGCGAGATCCACAAAATTAAAAATGAAACCAGACTTAAAAGGTGTATGGCCAGGTCATGAACAATTTCATTTAAGACCAAAACCAGGTACACTAATTATATTTCCAGGATATTTAGAGCACGAGTACGCAGTCGATTTTGGTGTAGAACCATTTAGATTTATACATTGGAATATACAAGCGGTGCCGAAAGAAATGGCTAAGGATGGCGTTTAAAAAAAATAAATATACAGTTATTAGAAAAGCTATATCAAAAGACCTAGCAGCTTTTATTGCTAATTATTTTTTAATGCAAAAACAAGTTTATGATACTTGTAGAGAGCGTAGATACTTTTCACCATTTGAAACTATTATTGGATACTATGAAGGTGAGAATGAACAAATTCCCAATACATATTCTCAATACTCTAATATGGCTATGGAAACATTATTACTTAAATGCTTACCTGATATGGAAAAAGCAACAGGATTAAAATTATATCCTGCATATACTTACGCAAGAATATATAAAAAAGGTGATGAATTAAAAAGACACAAGGACAGATTCTCTTGTGAGATATCTACGACTATGAATCTTGGTGGTGATGATTGGCCCATATATTTAGAGCCATCAGGAGAAACTAATAAAAAAGGTATTAAAGTAGATTTAAAACCAGGAGATATGCTGGTTTATTCTGGCTGTGAGCTAGAACATTGGAGAGAAAA